GCCAGTCATTGCATTAGTATCAAGTAATACCAAACTTGATGATATCACATGAGTAATTCGGCCGAATGCATGGTCTGCAGCTTTCTGACATTTAACGTTCCAGGCCTGACCTGTAGTACTAATATCAGTTGCCGCATCATACGAAGGTGTTACGGCTGTTTGTACTCTTAAATTCCAATAATCACCATCGAATATAGGAGCATATGGAGTTGATGAAGATACATAACCACCAGATCCAGATATATAAAAATTAACTCTACCATAATTCGCTGAACCTGACATGGATCCGGTAGATTCTATAGATACTGCCCATTTATCTGATAATGCTAATACAGACTGTTCTGAGCTAGTATATTGAGATTTAAATCGTAACTCCTGAGTGAATGGTACCGATTGGTATCCAGATACATTTGATAATGTTACTGCTCTCCAATTCGAAATTACATTGCTACCTGTTAATTCTAATCCAAATACTCTACGGTCTTCAATTAACGCTGGAGTATCATTGGATACCTTAGGTCCGCCATACTCTCTAATAGATAATAATGTTTGAGGAATACCATAAGCGTTCATTAAAGCTTTGATACCCCGCGATTGGCCTTTTGATTTAAGTAGGTATGGTAAGTTATTAACTATACGTCTCCAGACTTCATGCTGTATTGATTCACCTGATTTGCTAAATAGCGATCCGGTAGATTGATAAGAACCTGATTGCGTTAATCCTAATTTATATTGCCATAACTGCTCAGCCTGATTACCATTAGTTAATTGCCATCCCATTGACTCTGCCATTGGCTTAAGCAGATCAGATGACATACCTAATTTAGGATGCTCTTCTCTTGTATATAAATTGGTTGCCAGTGCATTTACGTAGGTCCATAAAATATCAAAATGCTGACCAATCATATTAACGAACAGTTCGTATTGATCGTTATTAGCATCATTACGAATATGTTCCGGTATGGTCTTAGTTAAGGCGTTATCATTTGATAAATCATATAGCGAGGCCGTTGATGAAAATCCTGTATACCAAGCCGTTCCTAAAGATGATGTTGTATGATGATTAACATATACACCATTAGATAAATATTTCGGCCATGGTTCTAATGTATAATTTTCAGCAAATATAGTAGACCCACTAACACCGTGTGTTGTTAAACTTGAAGTTGGTTCATTATATAACCATCTTTCAAACATATCAAATGAACCAACGACATTATCTTTTCTTTTACGGTTAACAGCAATATTACCAACTATAGATCCTGAATCAGAACCACTAGCAGCTGTTAAAGTGCTTATCTCACCATCATAATATTCTATCAACTGCAATTTATATCGGAAATTCAATAACCTTTCTGTTGCAGATGAATAATGAACAAAATTTTCAAAATTAGTAAAATCGATATTTAAATCAGCTCCTTGCAAGGAACCTGAGAAATATCTATCGATAATTTGTTGACTGGTTGCTAGATTAGTATCTAATAAATCATTCCAGCTTTTAAAATCAGTTTCAGTTACGGTTCCATAGCCAGTTTCAACTTCCCAATTTGGTCCACGTAACGTATTAAATTGGTCTGCTTCTGCCGGTGGCAGAATATTAACATTATCAATGTATGGTTCAATTAATTCTTCAACTAGATATACTCGTTGCTTTTCATCAACTGTAGTCTCATCAAAAGTACCATATATTTTTAAGTATAAATCATTCTCATCGCCTTTTGCATTGATAATTCGGTATAATTCATTATTACCAAAATTAACAGAATAGCGTTTATTGATATCATTTATTTGTGCAATTAATTCGCTAGTGAATATAGGCGTTGGCTGATCTTGATAATCTACAAATCGTAAATGAATTTCATCCCTATCCGGTGCGACCTCAACTACATATAAATCTCGATTGTAATAATCACCAATATGATTTCGTAAATAATTAAATGCAACTTTGAATTGACCTCTACGAATATCTAATGTTTCGAATGCATTGACAAGGCCAATATCTAATGATGTATCGTCATCTAAAATATCTCGTACATCATATACTCCGCCTATATATTGCGTTCCCGGTGGCGGTGCATAGACATGCATTTCCAATTTAACATCTTCAAGGCCTTTAGGTAAATCTACGTTTTCAATATCATAAATAAGTAGATCTAAATCTAAATTACTAAATACCTGGCCACGTTCTGGTGAAGTAGACTCTTGTATCTCATCAAAATTTTCGTATTGATCTAACGGCATTTAGGAACCTTTTAAATAAATATCGGCTGCTGTTAAATTAGATTGTTTATAATATTATCATCGATTGGTACATTAGCTGCAAGTAAAGATCTAAAATCAGAAATGCGTAATGTAATACCACCCAATGCCGATTTTGCTTCACCTACCTCTCTATTTAATACACTTAGATATGTTGTATAAGCATTTCTTGCTAAAGTAATCTGAGTAGATAATGCATTAATATTAGCACTTAATATATTAGTAGTTTCTACAGAACCTAAAGCATCGATTCTGTTTTGATAATTATCAAATGTAGTAACAAATGTATCAGCTTGTATTTCACCTTTCAATGCATCTAATGCTGCTATATTATCTTCTGCAATTTGTTTAGCATTGGAACCTAATGCTAGCACACCTTCAAATGAAGTATTTATTTGATTAATTTTTTCTTTATAACTGCGTTGCACATCATTATTAAAAGAAAATGCTTCCGATGCATTCCTTAATTCGGAACTAGCACCAAAAAACCCTAAAGGATCAAATACAGATGATACAATTGCATTATCACGTAACCATCTATCCAGACTCAAAGTACCGGTACCACGCTTTACAACAGCTCCGGATCTGGATACGGAATATTTAAATCTATTGTTTTCACCATCGACGATGTCATCGGCAATAGATTTCCAATTAGTTAATGATCCAACTATTTGCTGGCCGGAATCAAACTCAGAATTAATATCAGATAACAGTCCAGTTAAACGAGAGATATTAGTATCTATTGAAGCTATTAAATCAGTTTTTATTGAAACGATTCCAGAATCTGGATCGATTTGACGATTTCCTGGAAATAATAAAGATCCGCGTTCGCCATTTCTACTAGGATCATAATATTTTACAGAGCCTCGAGGTTCATATGGTGCTAAATATTCCACGTCAAATACATCAGCTAGCTTAAGATATTCTTTGTATTCATTGATAGATAATGGAGTCAATGCATGAGGGAATGAATTCCAAATCGGCGAATTAACACCATCCTCATTTAATACTGTAACCGCACCGGCATCTATTAATGATTGTAAAGCAATTCGTAACTCACGTACTGCAGTGCTATATTCATCTGAATTTAGATCTAAGTTTAAAATATCAACACCACTACTGTTATTTACCGGAAAATCTAACGGCGCGTTATTTTCAGTAGCATATAAAGTTAATATATCAATATCAAATACAGGTCGCCATCTACCATAAAATAATATACGGCATCCTTCAAGATCCTCGTTATCAGCATTTGCAAACTGACCAACATCTAATCTAGCAGTACTATCATTTAAACTTTTAAATAAAACTATACGATTTTCAAATTTATCTCGTAATTTTTCTAATGAAGTAGCTTTATCGAAAGAAGTAGGTAATTCAGTACCAATTGTTTGACCAACATAATCAACAGGATCGCGTCGGTATGGCGACTGAGGTTCATATCCAGCATTAAATCTTGTTTGTATAGTCCAAATATTAGCTTGAGATATTTCAATTGGCAACTCTTTAACATACATATTCAACCGTTGATCTGCTGTTAATGAATTATCATTTGCTGCATCTGCTATAGCATTATTCAATCCATTAAGCTGTTCAATTGATATAGTATCACTTAAAGTGCGTTGCACTAAACGATTAAATGTAGCCGGTTCGATAATTTCAATTGAATTGTAACGTTGATCGCGTGACGCTAGCATTACCTCGAGAGTTTTATAATCAGGTATACGATATAATATAGGCTTACCATCTACCTCTTTACCATAAAATACAGATAGATATTGCAAATTATCAAATGCATTCTGTAACAAATAATACACATGAATATCTGTAGTAGGTCCTTGTACGGTTGGTATAGGTATTTTAGTTCGTATAATAAATTTACCAACAATATCCGGTAAATCATCTACCTCATCGTCAACTACATCAATAAAATAATGGTAATCAGTATCAATTATTTCATTGTAGTTATCAGCGTCAACAAACATTAATTTTTGTAATGGGATGTTCAATGATTTTGTATCATCATCTCCATCAATTTGAATAACACCATTTTCACTTCTGTCTAATGGTACTAGCTCTGGATAATGATTTATAGCACCCTCTGCCTCATACACAGGTGTTACTGTCCTTGCGACATATTCAGCTTCTGCCTGAGATGGTAATTGTGTTAAACCAGGAAACTCTTCTTGCAATACACTTAATACTATTTGATTAGAATTAACGCCTTCAATATATTCAGTACTATTAGTTTCCATTATCTAGTAACCTTAAAATAAAATCCATCATCATGTATTTGCACTTCATCTCCACCATCTCTTTCTATCTTAAGTACAAATTTATAATACCGTTCTGGTTGGAATGTATTCAATCTTAAATCAATATAATTACCATTGCTATCACAACTAACACGAGTGGCTGATGTATCAAATGGTATAATTGTTTCATTGGTAACAGTATCTTTTACTGAATAAAATGATGATGTTGGTAATCTGTTATCCGTTAAATAGAACGAACTAGTAACATAAGATTTATCAGGGAATTCTGGCCTTACTGCTATTCTAAATTTAGCACGGCCATCAGCAAAATATTCCTTACGAATATTTTTAAAATTTAATACATATGAATCAGAACTTATTTCTGTAAATGAACCGGTTCCTGATAAATTTGAATTATCCCAAGCGGCTTCCAGTCTAGGAACATATATTGTATGAGTATCTTTACCAAAGAATTTCAAACTACCTAATGGATCTCCCGACTGCTCTTCTTCATCCGTTCGCTTGATAACAAATCCATTATTAACAAATGAACCTGATATCCATTCTCTTACAATATTTGTTACATCCATTCTGATATCAGGTGACTGATAATTAAATGTTTGAGATGCGCCTGACCCTGTATACCAAGTACCACCACCTACAGTTGATACTCCATTCGATCCCGTAGACCCAGGAGCATATCCTGATGTTAACCATTCGGTACCGACTGCTTCTGAAGTTCGGTATTGCCAGGAAGCGCCATTTGTTGTAATAGGAACATCGGCTTCATTACCAGTACCATTAACCCAAGACTGCGATACGGCATAAGCTTCAAGTGTATATTCGATAGGAAGATCTTCTGAATCGGTAGCTCGAAGATTTAAATAGAATTGAGCATTAGCAGCAATATCACCACTTGAAATCGATGATGATATAGTTGTTATCTCAGTACCAAAATCCATTAAGATTCTAGTATTGAAAGTATTTAAAGCAATGTTACCATCATTAGGAGATCCAGATGCAATTTTAGTTAATTCTAATATTGGATCAACTCCGGTATTTTTAGTTTTATACCGCTCATATAATGTTGTATCGCGTTTTGGATAAAATAATTGATACATTTGCTATCTTCCTTTATAATTTAACAACTCTTCCTTTGATATCTGTATCTGGATATTTTACTTCAAATATAGATGGATCTAAAGAAGGATATATTATATTGTTACGTGTCGCGGCTTTGATATCATAAACATTACCACTATAACCTGCATTTGTATCAAATACATTTTTTACTTCAAATTCAACGACTGATTGTACACCTTCGACTTTATCCAAATCCGTCATACAATTGCTAATGCTAATCGGTCCATTAATTTGATTACGGTCATTACTAAATTTATCTCGTAATACTGATAAGCATCGTAATAATACTTCGTTCGAATTATAATCAGGTCTTGTTATAATTTCAAATTCAATTTGGATATTGATAATAAATGCGTCTTTAATACTCAACGCATCTGTTAATATTCTGTAATTAGATAAATAAGTTCGTAAATTTTCTTTTACAACATTATTAACTGGTACTAGATTTTTGTTTGCATCAAAACCTAATAAATACATATCCAGGCCTAATTGGTTAGCAACTACATCGCGAGGATATTCTCTATCCGCAGTATCCAATTGGCTATCCGGTGCGATATATGCTTTTTCTATACTACCATATTTGGCAGGCATTGCATAAACGCGCATTATATAATCTTCTTTAGTAACGGCTCTATATTGAGATGCGAAATTACCTATAATATTTTGGCGTAATGTTTCTACTGGTGGTAAATTAGATCCACCTGTCGCTGGTGTAGGATTGTTTATTGCAACGCTATCTTTAGCATTTTGTAATAATGTAGCATCTACTTCATCAACGGTTGTTAAATACGTGACTGAATCTACAGTGGTAATTTCATTTGCTCCTACGTTATCATTTATACCTTTGCCTACCGTATATGTAATTGTTATGGTAGTATTATTAGGAGCTAGCCCATATGTATCAGTATACAAGAAATTGGAGGGGTCTAAGGCGGTATCGGTAGTACGTGATATAACTGGTAATGCTAAACCTACGTTCGTAGGATTAGGTATAATAGCCTCATTTATACCACTACTAATACCAGCCCCAAATTGTATTTCAACTCTACCATCATCTCTTAATCGACTAACAAACCGATATGGCGTACGCGTTAATTTAAGTATATAAGGTGCTGTTGATCTGTTAGCAGATAATTCCGGATCGTTATATGATATATTACGTATACTTTCAAATATAGTATCCTGGCCTAAGAAAGGTACTTCTCTCCAACGGTTGCCAGAGTCATCTGTCATGCTTACGATTTCTATAATATTATCATCTGGCAAAACAATTTTGTCATATATCTTAGGATCTCCAAACGTAAAAGTTACTGTTTTCTGTTCTCCGGAAATAACATCAACTTGTTTTTTAAGTAGATAGAAATCAACATTACCCGATCCATCGATACTATAAACTGAAATATCTAATCCGGAATTGCTACCAGACTGATGAAAATCAACAACATCCAATGTACGGAATTTTGTAGCATTGTTGGTGCTCACAATCATATTCTCATCAATTTCCAATGCATACCGAAAATCTGGTCTAGCAGATGTACCTGTACCAATGGCCGGGACCGTTTGGAATACGTCTAATTTAGCTACAGATGATGCTACATTACGTGTTTGCACTCCATAGAATTGTGACAACCGTAACATATTTTCAGTTTCCTGGGCATATGGTAGTAATGTTTCTTTTAATGAATAATCAGTATAATATGAAAGAACGTCTCCTACATAAGAAGCCATTTCCAAAAACATCATACCTGGCGATGATTCATTGAAATCATTATAGGTATTAGGAAAATAGTTTTTAGTAAAGTTTATTAGGTTGGCTCTGAATTGACCAAAATCCTTATTTAAATACTTTATGTCCTTTTCTACATATTCCGGCATTTTTATTCCTCTATAATATCAGCCGCTGTATCAGACTGAAATAATACTATTCTTCTATTAGCACCATTTTCGGTTACTCGGAAAACTATACTTATGCGTACTGTATTCTCATCTGGATATACCTCTGCTGTAACTTCGTTTAATATAATATAAGGTAGCCAGAAATTAATTACTTCTGTTAAATCACCTTCGATATCAGAAACTTCATCAGGTGTTATTGCAATACCACCGCCGGCCGTAATATTTCCAAATACATAATCTGGCACCGGACTACCGAAGGTTGGTAGCATCAATCTCTCACCGCGTCGAGTTAGTAGCAAATTTTTCAAATTAGATATCGCTTGATCCTCTGTTGTATATGTCGTAGAAAATACAGAGCCTCCACCGGTATTAGTATTGTATGTTTGGGTAGCAGTACGGCCACCAGCTGCATTATTAAATGGTAATGCAACTCCAATACCTACATCAGGTTCAAGATCTAAAGGCTGATATCTAAATGTTTCCCGTGCCACTTATCACATACCTTTCTTTTTATTTATTGCCGACATCAATGCTGAATAATCTTTTGTAATATTATCAACAACTGCTGCTACTTTTTCATTTGAAGTATCAACTGGATTGTTATTTATATCAGTTACAGGTTGAGGCGCATATCCTTGTCGCATCATACCAAACCCTCGAGCATCATTGCTACCAAAAGATAATGTATCCTGTGATACCATCGGACCATCACCATATAATTCTTTAGGATTCATTGTCATTGCTGTTTCATTTAATAGATCATTTAGAATTGAATCCTTAGTAAAAGATTTTTCTTTTTTTCTAGGTGCTGGTTTTGGAGCTCGTGTTTCTTGATACATATCCATGCCATGTTTCATACTTTTTCTATGATCTGTTTTTTGTTCTTTAAGAAGAATACGCATTTCAGCTCTAACAGCTTTACGTACCTCTTCACTAATTAGTTTTCGCATAACTTTAACAAATGATTTGCTATCCATGAGTCTTCCTTTTTTATAAATATATGTATTGTGTAGTTTAGGTGATTCCTGACCAGGTAACAATGTTTATTGGCAATGTACTACCCGGTGGCATGAATCCTATATAGATTCCAAACAGCGTTGATAAATGATTACGAAATGCCTGAGCTAATAATTGAGCTGATTGTTCATGCGTGTTTCCTGGAGTAAATGCCAGCATTAATTCTGCTTCTAATTGTTGCGGTGCTCCTGGAAATAATACTATAGGACTGGGTATTGCAACTATAGGGTCACCAACAACCGGTCCATTGGTTATTGCATTTCGCAATGTATTTTCGTTTATCGGAACAGTACTGTCAGCCATTGCTTGATCCATAATATCATTAAATTGTATATTTGGAATAAAGAATCCTGCAACGACTGGTGCTATTGTAGGCGGAGCTGCAGGAAATGGATTGAGTATAACACCTCCTGGACTCCAATACTTTATTATACCATTAGCTAAACCAGAATATGAGCTTGGTGTTGTTGCCTCTGTTGACTTTTCATTAGCACTAAATACACCTTCAAATGCTTGTATTAGAATATCAATTTTAGGTACTAGCGTGGTTTGTCCAAATTGTGTTTGCGCCGGTGCCGTTGCAATTAGATATTGCGTTGCTAGAAATTTCGCAGCATCCTTAGCACTAGTAGCAGGAGCTGTTCTGAAATAAGTAGCTACTGCTTGTTCAAATGTATTCCATTGTGCCGGCATTATTGTCGCATTGCTTTAATCTGGCCTAATAAAAGCGTCAACTCAGGAACTGCTCCCGGGGCACCTACTGTTGGACCGGTACCTGTGAAATATTGGTATTGTGGGCTAGCAGATGCCTGTTCTTGTAACAATGTAATTAAATCTTCTAATACTGTAAATAAAGCATCTAAATCCATTGCCCAATTCGGAGTTGCTACAGTTACTGTCTTTTTAGCAGATAATATGACTTCATCTTTCTTACTATTAAATACCAGACGATCTGATGTAATTACTACCTGAGCTCCATTATATGTGGAACTAGGTTGTACACCTGCAGAGGTTCCTAAATTAGATTGAGCTGATTTGAATTTTGGTAACTTCTGGTTGCTAGTTAATACTATTAAACTTTTTGTAGAATCAAAATCTTCAATAACAGATCTATCATCACCATCTTGTTTCCATCCATTAGATAGAATGGTAATTGGTGATTTGCTACCTCCTTGAAATAATCCACATGGTTTATTTGAATATTCTGTACGACCTTTAGTCCAACTGGTAGAAAATCGTAACCCAGAACCAAACCGGCTACTAAATATGATATCACCTTCGAATGGTTGTAAGGACGATACACGATCAGCCTCCTCCCATGATGGCGAACTCTTGCTCTTGCCTACATTCCAATCGAACTGTTCTGTACGAGTATTATTTGCCGCTTTAAACCAATATGTACCTGGGGTAGGATTGATATTTTGATTATTGAATATATTAACTGTATTAAGATAATAATATTGAGTAACATATGCTAGCGTATCAGTACCTTCACCTGGACCGGTACTGATTAATACTATTTCACCTATAACAGGTACAGTAAACCCGTATTTATTAAACGGCCGGACTCCGTTAATAATGCTTGAATTTCTGGAGCTTAAAGGCCGTACGGATATTAGGTTATTGATCTCAGGCGCTTGTTCTGGCACCGGTACCGGATTATCTGGTCCCTTGAATCGATCACCAAAATCATCTGGAGTTTCAACTACTTCAGCATAAAAGAAGTTCGCATTCACTTGGACTCCTCATTCTCCTTTTGAATTTGAGATAACTCATCTTCAGCTGCTTGAAGCAATCTTTCACGTTCTTGCTCTGTCATGCCGAAATCATCACCAACATCAGAAGCTTTGCTAGACGCTGAAACTAACCGTTGTACAATTGCTGCCAACTTAACAAGATGATCATCATTCTTAACTTGAACGTCTAAATATTCCTTCATTATAGGAGCTATGATAGTAGCATCTCCTATATTCTTAATAAGCGGCCTTAATTCTTGTATTAAGGTGGTTATTTGACGGTCTTTCTTCTTCGAATTATGATAGATATCCTTCATGAGGTCCGAAAACGTAGTACCGTTAAATAGTTCAAATTCCGAATTCATTCTAACCCTTTTATATAAATATGGGTAGATTGTATTCTAGTATATTCGGCCTGTCTGCTGGTAATTAAGGAACATGTGCTTGAAATCTGATTTCATTACATTAATAACTCGAGTTATGTTTTGAGTCTTGAAACCAGTTCGTTCACGAATAAGAATATACAAAGCTTTTTTATTGAAGTTTTCTATATTATCTCTTATACGGAATAATTCTAATACAGAATCAGCAACGGCAATATCTTTGCGGTTAGTAAATACTTTATTCATGTTCTTATCATACCATTCGACATATAAATCGATAAAATCTTTAAGCTGTTCCTGGTAATCGGAATATCCCATTTCAGAATCCAAGTTACGCTCATCATCCACTTCAACCAATTCAGCCTTTCGCTTCATTCGCTTGTAGTTGGTGTTATTCTGAATAATTAAATAATTTTTCGCAATAATAGAAAAGTATGAAAAGGCTTTGCCTTTACCTTCTTTAAATTTATGTATCTTTTCATTTAAAAACGCAACTACTTCATGCTGAACATCTTCAGATGGTACATCAAAATAATAAAATTTAAATGTATGTATAATATTTTCTGTTAGTTTATCAAAAGGATATTTGATATGTTCTTTATATATTTTTGATCGTTGAATTGGATCTTCTGTCTTGTTATATAAGATGATGGCATCTTCTGTATCTTGTGTGAAATAAAAATTCTTAGTCTTCTTCCGCGGCATCGAATTCCTTGTTTAATTCTTCTACAATATCTTTAAGTGTATTAAAGATTACTCCGGTCTCATCATCAGCTTCAAAGGAACCAATGCGATCTAATTGCCGTATATATGAATAATTGTTATTTGATTTTTTACGTATTGATTCAAAAAATGCTTCATATCTGGAATTAGATGATTCTAATTGCTCGATATACTCTTCAGCATTTTCTAATTTACGTAATAGATTAATTATAACTGTAATCAATATAACTACTATTACTGATACTATGCCTAACGCCCATTCTATCATTCAAATAACCCTTTAAAGATATCATCAACTTTATTATCAGATGATGATATTGATTTAGCATTTACTTTTTTTGTAGGTGCTTTTTTAGGAGTATTATTGTTACCAGTCTTCCATCGCTCATATTCTATAACAGATGCCATATGGTCTGCATGATGCAATACTATTGGTAAATTTACTCGAAGCTTTGACTCCGGAAATCTAGATATATAATATGGTTTATTAGCTTCATCATATAAACCATCATGAATTCTAATTGCCTGATATTCATTCCAGGATACTTTTACATTGTAATTCTGTAACATCCATAGACCTAAATCAGGAACCATTGCAAATGGATTCTCAGGATTCACCTTATAAATACGTCCTTGGTTTTTACGGTGCCATTCAGAATCGTTTGGAATATATACCTCACCATTCTTTCCTGGCCAACCTACTTTACCGAGATCATGATGAATAGCTGCAAACTTAAGCTCTTCCATAGTATAACCAGACATATCTGATCCCATACCTTCCCATGAATTATAAACCGTTACGGCACAATCATATACTCGTAAAATATGATCTACATAACCACCTGGAAATGCATTATGGAAATGTTCCATACTCGAAGCCGGCATCATCATAATGCGTTCTTCAAATTCATCATATATAATATTTAGAGCTTTTGCTCTATCTGGAAAATCTTCGTTTATAATTGTTCTTAAACGATTCCAATTCTCTTGTATTTGTTCGGCTGTTAATTTCATATATCTTTTATTTAAGAATCAATATAATAAATTAATATTAAAGTTCCAAATGTTTGTTAACACATGAATAACATAATACGGCTGCAACATCATCATTAGTTCTAACGTAATTGTCACATATAGTATATTTGAAATATTTATCTTCTTTATCAGAACCTCGGCATATCATGTATCGATCGCCATTGATAGTTTTTGTTTTGAAATTATACTTTGATTTTTTCGCCATAACTTTGTTTTGATTAATAACTAGATACACTTCTTGTTCTCCTGGCAGGAGGGGGAGTTGTGGCTTTAACACTCTCGGCTTTTCTCTCCTCCCCACTTGAACCTGCCTCCTCCTCGCGAGGGATTTCATCTTCATTAATATCTTCAACCATACTATTTAATACCTGGTCTAGTGCATCATCCTCATCGAATTCTTCGGGAGTAATATTTTCTTCTATCATATCTTCTTTTTTAGTGTTATAAAATATAGTGTTAGCAGCGATTACCAATGCAACTGCTAATGGGTCAAATACTAGCATTAAGGCAATAATAAACCAATTTACAACCTGGCCTATTGTTTTACCAGTAAGCTCGGCAATATATTTCAATGGTCCAATTTCAGCTGCTATATCAGAATCTGTTTCCATTTCCAATTTAATCAAATCAATCCGAGTTATTGAATCTGTTAACGACTCTTCACGTAATGATAATTTATCTCGCTGATCTTTGGCATCATCTAATTGCCGTTCCAATACCTTACGCGTTGAACTAGATGTGGTAGTGATAATATTACCATCCTCATCTTTATATTGAATTATGTTATTAGATAATCCTTTAGATAACTCTTTAATGCTTTCTGTTAAGGATTGCTTCTCTATACCGATATCATCCAATTGCACCTGGAATCGACTTCGTTTTAGTTCGTATACGGCTACGTTTTTATCTATCACCTCTAGTTTATTAGAGGTCTCTGAATAGGCGGCTGACAGGTAACCATATATACCGCCTGAGGTGATAATCATCAATACCCCCACCGCTATTGTTAAATACGTTTTAAGTAATCTTCCTAATACACTCCAGTACTGGTACAATAATGATGCAACTACTAGCTTAGCTATCTCCAAGCTACTAGTCATGATAATAACTTGCAAGCTTGCACCAGCAAACATTTTCCCTAATCCAGTAACTGAATAGAATGCGGCTGACAGTGATACAGCAACTGCAGATATTATTACTAATATAGGAAGTAGTTTACGTTCCATTACTTCCGGGAGATTATATTACTGAATGTTAATTCGTTCAGCAGCAAATTGTATTCGTCTACGTATTTCATTTAACCTACGTACAGCTTCATTTGTATCAACGGCTTTCTTACTTGCAAGATCTACTAATACCATAGCCATGTTATCAGCTTCATCTAATCTACGTAAGATTTCGTCTTTATCTCTTACTTGTCCCATATTAAAACTCCTTTTCTAAAATTAACTCCTTATCAGGATTACTATTATAAATATCACGATACTTAAGAATCGCCTGCTCCTTAGCCTTAGCCTCGACTACAATATCAATATCTAACCCATATGGATTAATCTCATCAATAATATAATCAGAATGGGCTTGCGCTTTGGTCTTGTTAAAGCTAATAGCAATCTCATTAAAGGAAGGCCAGCTCTCTAATTCATCTAACGGAATATTATGATGAGCACAAGCAGCTTCTAGAATACGTCGATATTCATCTCGCCGGGACTCAGAATAATGAGTACATTGACGAACATCATCAGGCCAAGTCGTAGCAGCTAACTTAAGCGCTTGTTCTTCGGTAAGATCGCTAGTATGGAACTTATGATGGTGATAATCAAACGTAATAGGAACTCCTAACTCGCTATAGATCAAATCATATAACATCTGAGTAGAATATAAGCTAGCCTTATCATCATTCTCTACAACTAGTCGAGCTCGACAACGATCAGACAACCTAAGATAATTCTTACGCCATCTAGCTGCAGCGGATTCGGGGTCGCCATAAGCACCACCAATATGAATATTGATCTTGTTCTCGAAGGAAGGCTCATAGCCCATCAGGTCCCAGGTCTCAGAATGTCTCTCGAGACCGATAAGGGACTTCTTAACTACGTCTTCGTTAGCAGATGCTAAACAATGGAAGGGGCCGGGATGCGTAGTCAACCGATGGCCATGAGCTCGAGCATACTCACCGGCCTCACGAAGAACATCTCGAATCTCGTTATACTGAGGTAAGTCATGGAGCTCGTATTGGTCATGCCAAGGAAATAGCTCGGAACCAACACGGAACAGCTTGATATCATGCTCCTCGTTCCATTCTAGATACTCTAGCAAATCAATCGCATTAAGAAGAGCTAAGTCTCCTAAATGGCTAATACCTTTGGCCTGCCAGGTCGCCTTACGCGCGGTCCGGGAGGTAGTTACTTTATCTCGGCCGGAACCACGTTTCGGGTTACTCAGAGCCATATTCACACATGCATATCCTAATCTCATACTATAAAAATAAGTAAATAATTAACACGAACCAAATCTTAAAATATCGCATTATGCTTCTGGTCATATACCCAATCGGCACATTCATAGTCCAGGAACTCCATTTCATCCTCGGTTAATTCTCTAACCGTTTCAATCTTCTTTCCTTGATATTCTGTTACGGAAGTAAGGTATCCGGTTTCGAAATAAGCATCGGTAAATTGCGGAAAATCACTACCACTTACACCTGCCAGGTCTTCTAACTTGATACGGTTTTCACTAATCGCTTCCAGGAGGTAAAAATGGCTAACAAGCTGCTTAATGCGAGTTAGGTCATAGCTCTTATTCTTAGCACTGGCTATAATAAGCTGAATTTGAACTCCGGGATCTAAATCATCACCACCATGGTCATTCGTCCATTCAGGGTTAGCAACTGCTTTATCAGCAATCCCTGCAATTGCACGCATTTCAGGTGACTGGTGACGACTGGTCTTTGCCATTTTGGCTACTTGCTTAAAATACTCTATCATATCTCTTATTCTTTAAAGGTTATATCTAAAGATAGGGAATTAAATCCAAAGTACCAAATTAATTAATAATTAACTGGCATCAATTCCCGCTGGCGCTTAATCTCTGCGATTATCTCAGCGCCTTCCTCGGTATAGGTTTCATACTCAAGGAACTCGGTGCATTGAGCATTCCAAGTCACATTGCAAATAAAGTCTCCACCTGGCTTAGGTGATTCGACATTTATATAGGCCTCAGGCTTTGCAATTCTAATTGATTCTGCCATCTCACATGCTTGGCGCATGGTAACATTTTCCAATGTGATCACGGTCCTAGCCGCTCTCATCGCTTTCATATGCGGCTCATACCATAGATCGCCATGGATGGCTTTCTGGAAGGCTTCAATATTATCACGAACAACGTCATCAACGCTAATCGTAATGTTCAACTCATCGTGCACTCGGGTCATAAAATCATCATTCATCTTACTCATTCTTTAAAGGTTATATCTAAAGATGGCGAAAAAATCAACGCGAACCAAATAAAAGTTGAAAAAAGTTGAAAAAAAGTTACTCTATTATCTCAGCCTCGGGTATTTGTGAACAAAACCATAGCTTACCATCTCGTCGAAGAACGGTTTCTGCATCTAAATGCTCTTTCCAGGTTTTAATGATAGGGTTATGATGTTCCCATATCGTTCGTTTAACAACATATAAGTTGTCATTGTATTGGATTATATATTCGGTAGGACTCATCTCGTATATGAACGTATTTGAAGTAATAAACTGATAAGCAGGTCGGTCTGATTAATTACTTAATAGTAACTGATTGAGGTTTGTTTTCCTCTGATTGCGGAATGCTAAGATGTAGCAATCCGTTTTGGAGCTTAGCATCTAATCCACCCAAGTTGAATTTTCTACTAATTCTCCAGCCCATATTGAAAGCTCGTTTAGCAATATTACGCTGAATGTATTCTACTGACTCTTCGGTCTTATCTTTTTTGTATTCAACGCGTAAGATATCTCCTTCGATAGTGATATCAATATCTTTTTTTGTTAGACCGACACAAGCAATATCAATATTCAATGAATTGTTTGATTCATAAATATCTACTGGATGCTTGAATCTGATTTGGTTGAAAGGAGCGAATTCTCCTTCGGTATTAAAAAAATCCTTGAAAAGGATGTCGAATGGCGATGTGCCAAAGTGTGTTAAATTTCCCATAATAAATCTCCTTAGATGATTTGTTAATTAATAAAAAGTGACCGACCTGCTAAGTATCAGTCTATAATAAATATGCTAGTTAGGACTAATAGGATTCGAACGACCGATTACCCGATAACATTTATAGTATCGGTATATATCCCATTCTGATTTTTTAGCGTCCTTAATTTGTGTCAATACAACTCCATCATTCATGACCATTTTAAATATCCAGGCTCGTAATAATTTAAGACTAGTACAATTAACATGCAGCCTGCCATTATAGACAGATAATACTAATCTAGCTTTAGTATTGAAATCATAATATTCTTCATGTGCAATCAGAGCATCTGGATCGTCTAATGATTGTGATTTTTCTTCAAGGTCTATTTCAATTTCATCTTCTTCTTGGTCTTCAAGGCCAGAAGTTAATGAATATTCTTTATTAACAAACTGACAGTCCCATAAGAATTCGATTTTCTCATAAGGCTCAAGCTCTTGTAAGAATTCGAAATCATCTCTTGTTAGGTGTAGGTCGTCTAAGTTCATTTAAATAAATTTGAGTAGCGACTCGGGTATAATCCGTGCCATGTGTTTCAAAATATGACTTAAATCCAGATAAAAATTGTTTCAACGCTGATAACCTCATCTCATTATCAGGAATTTCAAGTATATCAGAAATTGTTTCTTCCATCTGAGCCGATATCATATTAAGCCTTATTTTTATATAAATATGTTACACAGAGAGTAACCCGGGCAGGTATTACCCTGCCCTTCGTTACATCATTTTCCAGAAATACCTAAGGCATAACCTTTGTTAACTGCTTCCTTAGCATCACGTACCGTTTGCTCGATAAGATTAAGCTCCGAGAAGGTCACTGGAAATCGCTTATTACCAATCTCAAATGTACCTACTACTGGCTTATTAGGATTATCGCTGAACTCTTCAAGACTATAATCTGATTTAACTTCAAAGTCAATTGAATTATAAAATTTACCTAATTTCTGAGTACGCTTTTTATCATACCCAAAACTATTATTAACTCTACCCATTTTTACTTATAAATAATTAAACTAAACATTCCATCCGCATATGAATGGTCTAAGGCTACATAACCTTTTTTATCTGTAACCAATTTTAAAACTCTATTCAATGTATCACCGGCATTGAATACTGATATTGCTTCAACGTCGTCATTGATTAAATCACTTGCAAGTAGAAGTATTACTCCCTTCTCACATTTATCAAACATCGTCAATACTGTCTTATCAAAATATTCCATATCAGTAGTAACAGTATCAGCATCATATCTCATATTAAGAGAACCTATATTGATACACCAATCAGCCGAATCATATTGAGCTGTATCATTCCAATCACCGCATATGATCTGAGCATTTGGATATACCTTAAGACCTGCATTGACCAATGGTTCACTTAAATCAATGCCGCGATAGTTTGGCTCTTTACCATACGTCTGAGTATACCAAGCGTAAAAATCTCCACGACCACATCCGAAGTCCATAATGGAATCATCTTCTTCGAAATAAGGTACAATTGTAGAATAGATACCAAATTGTTGTTCTCTATTACCATACCCGACTGCTTCCGGAGCATATTCTAAATAATCCTCAGGCAATGCATCATTTTCCATTTCCGGCAATTCTGTTACATTGGAATCTTCAGGTGGAAAATTTTCATTATAAGCTTCTACCTGCAGATCTTCTTCCTGGATATCAATTTCCTTTGCGAAATCCGGATCAATCATTTTCTTTATCAAATTTTTAACTCCCATTTGTACTCCTTTTCTTTTTTCGTTTATCAAATCGAGCCATCCTTCTTTCCAAAGAGCTTAAATCCATCCTATTAGGATGCGTTCTATCAAAATGTTGTTTAGTACGTGCTGATATAGCAGCATATTCCCATGCTTGTTCTGGATCGGAAGTGGCTGGCATAAAGAACTCTTCATTCAAGTTCAATTCACCAGCCATGATAAAGCAATCGCCATTCAATCCATAATGCAATTTAGCATCTGGATACTTATGCAATACTTTCTTCTCCTCCTTCGTCATCATCCAACATTGTTGTAGTAAAACTTTCTTGTGGCTCATCACCATTAAGCCACCAGGCCGATGGCTGAACTCCTGGTGCATAATTACCAATCCAACCTACTTTAAGATTGGTCGTAATCTCACCATCACCGATTAGCTTAGATGTTAAACTGGAATCGATATACTGATTCAGTTTAGGTTTATCGGCTGGAGTATAACTATGCATCGATCCCTTTTCTGACATAATGTCATAGGTATCATATGAATTTTTATTGCGGTGTACGTTTACAACTTGACCGACTTGATTTGTGTCATAATATTTGAATATGACATTGTCTCCAATACTATACATTTAAAATGGTTTAGAGGGTTATTAAATAACTTTACAAATTCTAGATTGAGAAACTCCGTTCACTTCAAATTCAACTCCATCATTTTTGAAGTCTTCATTTACTTTAGTTTCCGCATGTGTTACTGATACGGCATCGACAAGATAGGATTCCGCAACCCACTTAACACCCTTAGGGGTATCAGTGGCAATTTTTACTTTTGCTACATAAAATGGCATAACTGATTGTTTAAAATTAATAATTAAGATTAATATAAATAATTGGTTTCAAATAACCAAATTAAATTTAAAATTGTTTTGGGATTGGAATATCGCGGCGACCACCTCTCTTACGCATATCTTCTAATTGGTCAGCTACATCTAGTTCAGCATTTACCATATAATATAAAGCTGACATTTCACCTAAGATACCACGAAGGTTACGATACATTGTATGTGACATTGGTCCGCCTGCTGCAGCTTTTTCCGCCGTAACTGCTGCTGCTTGAAGTCTGGTTGCAATGCCTTTACGTAATTGAGTACGGCTATAAGTACCAAACCCTTTCACATTGATTTCTGGATCAATTGGATCAAAGTCTTTTGGATCGGCTAAGGAACCA